AGTTTTAAACGTCATTTAGTAGAGGCGATTCTGATAATGACCGCATCTATTATTTTTATATATGCTCTCTTTTTCTTTTATAAATAAATTCAATTATGGCAAAGTATCAAGACATTATAATTACAAAATATTTTCTAGATAGTAATCCAAATGCATATTTTATATTTGGAGATAATCTAGAACGAAGAGGGTATGGTGGTGCTGCACAATTAAGAGATCATCCACACGCTTTTGGATTTATCACTAAGAAGTTTCCAGATAATAGAGATACATCTTTTTACGATAAAGAAGAATACAAAGAAGTATTTTTTGAAGAACTTTATAAGTTAGCCAAAATTGTAGAAAAAAGACCTGAAAAGACTTTCTATATTTCACAACTAGGTGGAGGACTTGCTAATAGATATCTTATTTGGGAAAATTTAATTAAAGATAATCTAGTTAGAACATTGTCTAATTTTGATAATGTAGTTTTTTGTTGGAAGGAATAAAATGAATAAAAATAAATACAGATTTTGGAATCCACAAGCCAAGTCATTTGTACAGAATTACAAATATAATGGTTTAGTAGACGAATTATTTGATCCAGACCCTCTTCTTGTACCTCAGCAGTTTCTTGGAATTTTAGACTCCAACATGAAAGAAGTTTATGAAGGAGATGTAGTGAGATTTGTATACTCTTCAAATGAATATAAATTAGGAGTAATTGAATATATGGACAGTTACTGTGCTTATGTTATTCACTATGATAATGGATATGTCCCTATCATGAATATTGCTATGGACTCTTTAGAAATTGTTGGTAATATTAAGAAGGATTATATCTGGAATGAAGAAGGAGAGCTTGTTAAACAAATTCCTTGACTTGTCCTAGTAATTTCACTATCATTAACAAATGAAGGAATTTAAAAATATATCAAAAAAGGAATTATTCGAAGAATATAATAAACTAAGGGAAATGTTTGGTCAAGCAGTAGACAAACTTACAACAACTGGTATTAAACTGTGTGATATTACTATAGAGGAACGTAAGCTGCGAATAGAAAATGAAGAATTAAAAGAAAAATTAAACAAATATGAACGACCCTGACTTTGAATTCAATATGGATTTTGCTTTGATGGATCAAGAGATTGAGAAGTTTAAGGAAGAAAACTCTAGACTTCTTAAAGAATGGTATCAAGACTGTGAACTACTTCACGCTCAGATCGCAGACCTTCATAACATCAACAATGAACTAGAAAGTGAACTTCTGAAAGCTAAGGATGTTCTTCAACATATTGAAGAACAGTCTAGGAACAGCATGACTGTTGATGTTGGAGCACCATTAAGAGAAGTTATCTGCAATTGTCTGAATAGTATTTGCGAGAAGATTGACTCTGTTAATTAATTGTTACAAGAAATCAAACTAATGAAAACTAAAAAGAAATATAAAGTCTGTGAATATAACCATAAGCCAGATCAATATACATATATAAACAAAGATAGCACAAGCCCTCTTGAGGGATGGACTACTAGTGTTCCTATGTGTAAAAAGGAATTTTTAAAATTAATACAGAAACCAACTCCGATTAAATATTTTTCTACAAAGTCGGAAGCGAAGGAATATCTTGACGTTGTTAAAAAATTTTGGAATAATGATTGGGACAAGAACCAGCATATTTATATGGTTAATGGTTATAAGAAACCGCAATGGAAGATATATGAGGAATATGAAAACCCCGAATCTTAAAAAGACGGCAAATTATTTTTAATTCTATATTTTTTTGCTTTAATATAGTTATTATACTTTCTTTTTAATCTAAGATCAGGCGAAGATCCTTCATAAATTAAATTTAAAAATTTTATTGCTCTACGGGCAGTTAGCCATATTCTATAGACCGATTGGTTGGCGTATTGTATTTTACATGGAGAAATATCATGTTTTTCTAAAAATTTTTTAAAATATTCCATTGCGATCTTTTGTTTATTGCAAATTCCAGTTTCTATCATTTTATTTTTTTGCGTATTTAATACCCAACCATCGCCGTCTAATACTCCTCTCCAAAAGTGTTTTTCTAAGTTATCTTGTATATCGGGCATTTTATTTAATTCAAATGTTTTATTCGGCACAATTCCCTTATCTATAAGATCATCTACCATCTTTTTGGATGTTATTGAAAGTCTTGAAGAGTCTCGTTTGTATTTATAAAAATGTATTACATTATTCCCATCAATATGCTTTACAAAACTTTCCATTATATAAGAATCTTTAGGATGTAATGACATTTGAACTTTGTTATTCCAAACGTTTCCATCAGCTAACCAAAATCCTAAAAAATAAGCCTTTGCCTCTGTATCTATTTTTTCAAAAAAATCATGATTAAAATTATATTTTGTAATACTTTGTGTGAAATTTCTTAACTCCCCTCCTTGTCTTTTTATACTGTATCTTATTGTATTATCTGAAACATTGAATTTTTTTCCTATTTCTTCTGGAGTATATTTTTCATAATACATTTTGTATATTTCCAAATCTTCATTTTTTGTTAATTTTAAATGACATTCTTTGCTCGTTCTCATTGAATTTCCGCTTTTTACAATGGCTCTTTCCACAACTCCTCGATCAACATTAAAAAATTTTCCTATTTTTCTTGTAGATAAACCATCCTTTAAATACATTTCAATGGCTAACGATTTTTCTTCTTCTGATATAATTTTTCTTTTCTTTCTCATATATAATATTTATCTTTGACAAAACACCAACATTGAATTATAATATTACACGAATAAATTATGAAAAGTCCCACAAACAAAGAAAAAATTTTGCAATACGAAACTTTTTTACATAAAATTAATTTATTTATTACCTGCTGTAACCATGACGGTGTTGCGGAATTAGTTAAAAATGCAGACAATTGGTCATATTCACATAGAGTCGGTAACGGAGAACCTTCCGATAGAGAGCAACAACGCATGATTAACAATGCATTCTGGAAACTTTTAGATACGCCTGAAGCTGATAAAGCGAGCAAGGAGAGACAACAAAAATATACTGAATCATTAAAAAAAGAAGGAAAGAAAAAATTGTTTTTATGAACACAATCAAATGGATTGAACAATTAGAAAAACTATCTAGAAAATATTCAATCAAAGAAAGCGAAATTTTATCTATTATTCCACAAAATACTCATCCCTATTGGGATGCTTTCATGAGAGGAAAAACCTGTCCTATTCTAGAAAATGGAGAGCAAGGAGTATATGGTTGGGATTTAAAACAATTTTTGAATAGTAATTAATATGAAAAAACTAAACTGGAAAAAAAAGTATCTTGAAGATAATAGTGGACATTGGTACGAAGCAAAAATTAAGTCCATAAATTGGACTTATGTTGTTGATACAGACTACGATAATGGTTTATATGGATGTTTTTTATTTGTAAACGAATTTGCGGACGAAGTTCTTCTTTCAAAGAAGAAGTATAAAAATCTTGAAGCAGCACAAGAATTCTGTCAAAAGCATATTGAAAATATTATAGTTAAATTACAAAAAGAAATTAAAAATGGAAAATAAGGTAGAACTTTTAGGATATTATGGGTCAGATGAAACTATTGCTTGTTCTGCTTGGACCTCTACATCAAGAGAATTAACAGAAGATAAAATAAAAAGAATTCCAAATTTAATTGATCAGCTTTGGTCAAATGGACATGAAACTCCTTTTGAAAAAGCAACCGTTCATTTTTTAGTCAATTGCGATATAGCTTCTCATATACATCTATTAAAACATCGAATTTCTAGTATAAACGCTGAGTCCGCTAGATATAAAGAATTGAAAGAAGATAAATCATATCTCCCAAATGATTGGGAAGGTGCTAGAGTTTTAGCCTTAAAGGGAGGAGATCCAAATATGACATGGAAAAGGCTTTTAGAAATTTATACAGATTTAGGTAATACTTATTACCATGCATGTATTAAAGATTTAGAACCTTTGCTTGGTAGAAAAAGAGCAAAAGAATCGGCTAGATTTTTTAAAACATATAACAGTCAAATACAAGCTGACGTAATGTTTAATATGCGCTCTTTTGCAAATTTTCAAAAATTAAGAAATAACGAGCAAGCACAAAAAGAAATACGAGAGATAGCACAAGAAATGTTTAATCTCGTTAAAAATATATCTGGACAGCCATTCAAATATACTATAGAATCTTGGCGAAAAAACAAATTAATATGATTTTAGATAAAAATAAACCGTTGGTGTTTTTAGGTGATAATCACGGAAATTGGAGCGATTTACTCTTTAAAATAAAGACGCAAAAAATTTCAAACTGTATTATAATTTCAGTTGGAGATATGGGTATTGGTTTTAGTCCAAAACAAGACATTGAAAACTGTAAAAGTCTAAATAATGTTTTTAAAAAAAACAATATTAACTTTTATGGAATACGTGGAAATCATGATGATCCATCTGCTTTTAAAGGTGATGGTAGAATTTGTTTAGATAATTTTGAATTGATTGAAGATTACTCGGTTTACGAACATAATTCTAAACTTATACAATTTATAGGTGGTGCTATTTCAATTGATAGAACTGGAAGAAGAGTTGGAATTTCTTATTGGGAAGATGAAGGCGTACTCTTTAATAGAGAAGCATGTCAAAAGGTTGATATTCTTGTAACCCACACTACTCCTTCTTGGTGTTTTCCTCAACAATTTAACGAAATGGTTTATGGATGGGCTAGAGAGGATGCTTATTTATTAGAAGATCTAATTGATGAACGATCCGTAATGGATGAAATTTTTAAAATATGTAAGCCTAGACTTCATTTATATGGTCATTTTCATTCATCGGTTACAGAGAAAATTAATTGTTGCGATCATAAACTATTAGATATTAATGAAATGTGGGAATTAAAACATATATAATTATTTTTTACGTCGCTTAAAAAATAAGTATTATATATGACAATTCCTCTTACTGCTAATGAAAGTTTCTTTTTTAGTTCTTCTATATATAAAGAATTCTTAGAAGAAAGAAATGAGATTTTAAAACATAAATGGATTGAAAGCGAAAAGAAAGGTTATGATATAGGATATGATTGCGCTTTAATTGATTGGATAATAAAATATAGAAATAATTGGAGAGAATATCGAAATAGAAAAAGATATGAACAATAGAATAAAAAATATTTTTACTTTGTCCATTTTTTATTTTTGGTTGATGTTTATAAAAACATAGTTTATTATTATAAAATGAAAGTTAGTCTTCCAGTAGAAGAAGGATGTTTTAATATCACTCCAAATATATTTTGTGGTTTGAGTTGTTGTTTAATAACTCCAAAAATCGATGCAAAATGGAATAAAAATAATTTATTTTATCGTTCTCTTGTTACTGATAAAAAAGGAAATGTATTATCTTCCGGATGGCCCAAGTTCTTTAACTATGAAGAGAAACCAGATTGTTATCCAAAATTAAAAGATCACAATGACTGGCGTTTTATAGATAAAATAGATGGTTCTTTGGTTATTTGTGATTATGTAAACAATCAGTTCTCAATGAGAACTAGAGGAACTGTTTCTCATATAACATTACCTAACGCAAAAGACTTTGAATTACTTCCAGAAAAATATCCAAAGATTGTTGAATTTTTAAAAGAAAACCAACATTTAACTCTTTTGTTTGAACTTGTAACTCCTAATAATGTTATAGTAGTAAGACCAAAAGAAATAGAATTCTATTTTCTTGGAGCAATAAACAAAAATGGAATGGTGGTCGTGTCTCATTCTGATTTAACTGATATATGGAGAAAAATTGGACCAATATCAATGCCTCAAACTTATCAATTTGATAATTTTTCCGATTTATCTAAATTAGATCAACATATTAAAAAATGGAAAGGAAAAGAGGGTATTGTAATTTCTTACAATAATAACCAAAACAGAATTAAATTAAAATCAGATTGGTATTTGTTTTGTCACAGAGTTAAATCACAATTAAATTCAACAAATAATCTTATCGAGTTTTACATAGATAAAAAAATGCCATCCGATGAGGAATTCTATAAAATAATAGAGGATGATTTC